GGCTCTCACCCAGGGTGAAGATGTCTCGTCGTCATAAACGAACGGGCTGAACCCAGCCTCTGGAAAGGGTATGGCTGTTTTTATGTCATTTACGAAAAGCTCCGTGAGACAAATCTTACATCTATGAACGGGGGTTGTCGATCCAGAAGGTGTGTAGTTTCCGTTATCCCTTTCGCAAGCAAACCTAGCGACAGCTCTGTTTACTATAAAGTATCCGAAGGCATTGCCTCTCAAGGGGCTTGCAGTGGCCCCCGTGCCCTGATGTTGCCCAGCAATACATATAAGGTCTCCAAATGGACCTGACTGGTCAATCTTGGCCCCGTCCTGCAGGCCTAGGTTTATATTTACTTCAGCGACCCTGTCGTTTGAAAGGCTGGAATTATCAGAGACAAAACCCTGAGCACTGAAAAGATTTCCACACAGTCTGCTTATTATGTATTCAGCTACACTGTCCTTTGTCTTTGTTAAGGTGGTCGTAAAGTCAAGCTCAAATACGAGCTGATCTCCTTTAATTATGAGGGGGGCTTGAGCAGAAGATCCAGCACAAAACTCAAAATCAAAATCACTGTCATTTTGACCAACCCAATTTCCAGAAAAGCCAAAGTTCTCGTATGGCTGATTGCCAGGGTCGGTATCATCAGTTCCCCCAAGACCCACTCCCCTATTTGTGCAGAGGGTCGAGAGCGGATTGTCCTGACCGCCTAAGTCTTCGTTATTTCCTGATGCGTAGCTCCCAGCAGTGGAGGCATTACCAAAACTGTATGTTGGAGAATCGTATATACCGCTAGAAGGCTGGTGAGATTCATCCTTTTCTAAGGAGCCATGAATTGACTTAAACGGCCCAGCATTTGATTGGAGGTTTGACTCCGCATTGTATGCGTGAAAATTTCTTTTGGGTTGAGCTATGATCCTAATAGAAAAATCTCCTGGGGCTATCTGATCTGGAAGTCCAGAAACATCAAGATAAAATCCAGCATTCTTGGTAACAGCCTGTCTACCGTTTGCCCCCTCATCAGCCGAATAGCCCACCACCATGCTTGGAACCGCCTTGATGCCGAAGTCAAAAAGATCGTTAGGCTTGTCCTTGTATATCACGGTGGCCTCCGTAGATATGCCAAACGTGTCAAACCCCTCCTCGTAGTTTGCGTACATCATGCGGTTGTTGGCAACCGCATTTACTTTCGCCTTTTGAGGGACATTGTCAAAAACCTTTTTTGCGTCTGTCTCCCCCAGAATAGCGAACGTTCTATCGTTAAGAAACGTGAATGTACCCAGGAAAGGACTTGACGTGGTTGCATAATCAAAGTTTTCAAGATCCGATGTCTGAGTGACAGCAACCTCACCCATAATTTTCATTGCACCGAGATCACCATCCCTAAAAAGGATTCTAACCTTTGCCACCTCAGACTGAATCTGCCCGTTAATTACTTGATAGGTATCTGGCTTTGGTACATACAGAAGGCACTTGTTCGGAATCTGAGCAACCTCTATGTTCTTCGATCCCAGATACTGTATCTCCTCTGGGTATGCAACCGCAGAGAATATTGCAGGGGCCGTGATTCTTCCGTCCTTATAAATATTCTGATAAGAGAATACCATACCGTCAGAAGACTTAAAGTTGGACTGCGGTATTGTCGGGTCATACTCAAAGTCAAACTTTATCTCCTTAAGAGGAACTTTCGGGCACGCCGTAATGAAGTCTTGCATCTCAAGACTTCCAGGCGTGTACCCTGGGCCACTGCCAGAGAAGTTATTGTTGCCCCCTATAGCCCTTCTAATGTTAAGCTTTCTAGGCTCATTGGTGTTGTCAGTAAAGTACAGTATTGGGTCTGTCTCCTGATCGCTGCCTGTAAATGGGGTTATATTTGGATTGCTGTTCGCGGGCATTAGTAGTTATATTTTCGAGATGCTCTTGTCGCTGATCTTGTGGTTGGCTCCTGGATGGTGTCATCCCTGGAGGGAGGATCCTTGACAACGTCTTCTGTGGAGTCGTCTGAAGAAGTGTCCACGTCAGTGGATGTGTCCACGTCGTCAACTGGGTCTCCAACAATTATATCGTTTGATTCATCGACCTCAACGCCATCAACAGTTTTATCCAGTCCAACTCTGTTGGCACCGAACAAGGCCTGATTAAACACGACCTCGTCGGCTGTCCTCTCTATCGTAAGCCTTATGGCGGCAACGTTGGAGTTGAAGTTCCTCCACTTGATGTAGGTCTGGTCTGATATACCCACGAGCCTACCCCTGAGTGACATTTCATTAGACCCCAATGGCCAAGTGCCATCATAGTCTTCAAACACACCAAGAGCTCCATTGGCTGCATTCCCATTAGCTGGGGACGAAGGTAGCTGAGTTCCTGATGACAGATCGTAACCACCTCCAATTCCACCATTGGAATTGTAGAAGTCCTGATATCCAGTAACGCTTCCAGTGAACGCGCTGCCAACAGCTCCACTCAGGTTATTGTTTTGAGCGTCCACTGGGTATATGTAGAAGTCAACGTCCGATGGCGTCGTGTCTGCAGAAAACTCATAGTCACCCCCAGATTGGTTGTCAAAGAATGCAGGCGCCTGATCACCAAGAGCTACCTTGGTGTACTTCTGGAGGGTTCCGTATCCAGACAAATAAAAATCAAATGAATGCTCAAAATCTGGCCCTATAGTCTTCCATACCCCCCTCGTCAAGGTTGGTGTTGAAGGAAGGCCAATGTTAGTTGCGTATGGGTCGTTAAAGAGAAAGAAGTTGAGGTTGGTGGCGTTTATGCCAGCAAACCTAGACTGCTGATGCACCACGAAGTCATCTGAGTTCGAGGTAGCAACGACTGCTGGAAATTGATACTGTCCAAACGGATATGCAAAATCTCCAGGGATTGTTGTAGACACAGTAGAGCTAGGCCTGTACGAAGGAATTTGTTCATTCTGGTTCCCTAACTGAGTTGACAGTATAAAGGGCCAATCAGGATGTGACTCAAAATTAGCATTGTATGTTAGGGTTGCCTTCCTCCCTCCAGCCATCACATTACTGCTGCCTCCAAACTGGACCTTGATATGAGGTGTGTCACAACCAAACCCTATGCCAGGGAACAACAGCAACGGGCACGCTCCAAAGTTACCTGAAGAAAGCAGCCCCCCAGATGTCACGTCGGAGCCTTCCTCTAGGCCATAGTGGTCAAATACGTTTGGTATTCTTGAGTTTAAGTATAAAGAGCCGTCTTCCATTGATGCGGCCATTGTCTTGTTGGCCGCATTAGGCCCAGCAAGTATGCCGTTCTCTGTCATAAATCCGACGGCATTGGTGACAAGGTGAGAATCACTCTCTTGCAAAAAAGAAAGCAAAGACTGTCCGTCTCTTTCTGATGCGAGATATACAGGAACGGTCCATTCTTTTATAGCGTCGGAGTACAGCCCATCATTAGCGTTGTTATTCCAAGATGAGTTACCTGTAATCTCTTCTAGGTGGTCAAACCAATTCTCAAGATCTATTTCAGTTTGCTCCGTAACAAAAACCCTGATCTCAACCTCCGCCCTTCTGGTCAGGTTCAATACGTTCCCATCAACAGTAAGGGATCCCTGGCTTAAAAACTGAAACCCGTTTCCAACGGTCTTAAAGAAGTCTTCGTCAGCCAACCTTATAAGGGGATTAAGATCTAATCCTTCAACAGGTAGGCCATAGAAATCAACCAACTCATCGTCCTCATCGAAGAAAGATATCTTCGCCGTTATTGCCTCCTGAAGAAACGTCTCGGTGGCCTCTGGAGAAAACCCTAATTGATTAAATGGGTCAAGTGTCCAGTTAATACTAGAACCACCGTCCATCTCATCGTGAAGGTTAGCGCTGGCTACATTGCCTGTGTGTGCGGTCGCACCGAAACCATTCCCGTATATGTGGGAGAAGAGCGGAGTCATGTCTACCCCAATAGCATAAGGAAGCTGAGTGGGAATAGGAAGCACACAAGACCCATCGCTGGTGTTTGCGTTGGGGTCGTAGTTGTATGCGGTAGGGTCAGTGCAACCCAAGATATCAGCTTCCCCAAAATCGTCTTCGTCAGGAAAGAACGGATCTGTAAAGGGATCTACAACCTCCTCATCTCCATCTACCACATTGCTGCCACCATTCTCGTCTTCAGCCACTGCGTCTGGAAGGCTGGCCTCAGTTATAGCCCTCTTCACTCTTATAAGGTCTGCAGAAACAAACCCGTTTGCAGGGAAGTTCAAGAGAGGGTCAGTGAATATCAGCCTGTACTGGTTGGTTTCTGTGCTGTAAGACCAAACAGAGTGAGCGCCCGTACTGTTGTACACAAAGAAGTATATCGCCCCAATAGCATCATCAGAAACACTACCGATAACGATGTTGTCTCCAGGGAATGTTTTTTCCCTATCGCCAAGAAACGTGGCTGGAGCATTGCCTTCCACGTTCTTGACGACCCCACCCTGACCGTCAGAGTCAGTTCTGATAGCTACGTTAATTGCATCTATCAGATCGGTAGGCTTAAGAAGTCTTTCGTCGATAGACTTGTTAAGCTTTCTAGGTGTAATCTTGCTTTTCATTAGACCTTAGGTGATTGTCTAAAGTTCTGCCTGATTACTTGCAGAGCATCTTCTTTAGAGAAGCTCTTTATTCTTGCATTGGCTTTACGTCTTTCGTTGTAGTACTCTGACTTAGCGCGAGACTTCTCAGAGAGTGGTACGTTTGATTTTCTCTCTATAAGCTTGTAGTAGATGTAGCATCTCAACGCCTCCTCCACGTAGAGGTGGATTGTGGGGTTGGTTGCTCTTGCTTGGTCGGCAATGTACTCTATTACAATCTGGCTGTAGTTCGAACTAGTGTCAAGCTCTATTCTGTTCTGATCGAGATTGACCCTGTAAGACCCAGACTTGTGACCACCACCAACACCGTACAGTCTTCCCTGATCGGTACCGTGAACGAAGTTCCTGAACACGTATGAGTCAAAGGCATCAGACATGCTATCTGAGCCTACGTCAGCGCCCGAGGTGGAGGACTTGGAGTCAACTCTATCGAACACTCCGTCACTGTCTCCGTCGTTAGCGCTTGAGCTTGTCCCCACTGCGTTACCAGAGGAATCAGCATAAGACTGAGAATAGTTGATGTTCGGGTTCTTAGAAAACACGTAAACCATTCCGTCCGATCCTACCACCCCTATCTTAATGAGATCTACGAAATCATCGGGGAGCTCTACTGTGTTGTTAGATGTAGAGACATCAAGCTTAAGGGACCTCACCACATTAGATACGTCAAAGCCCATCTCTCTTATGCCTCTTAGCGCTATGTTTCGCATAGCGACGTCAGAGGCATTAGCGATGTAGTCATCACCGTCTGACGTAAGTACGAAGTCCGATATTACTTGGTCTAGTGTAGTTGTATTCCTTGCCATTATTGTCTCTTTTCTTCGTACTGAGCAGCGTTGTAGAGGTTCACATCCTTGAGGTTGATGCCCACCATCTTAGCTATCTCTGCAACAAGCTCCTGCTCGTAGTGATATGGCAGCTCAAAGTTGACACTGCCCTCTGGCTGAAAGGCTTCGAACGAAGCTCCCGATGGGATGTTGATGATCCTGGCCTGATACACTGGAACCTTCGGCTCTCTGTAATATCTGAGCGTAATCTTCTTTACTGTGCTGGGGAACACCTCAATGGTGTCCGACATGAGCGCCACGGGGAAAGTGTCACTTGGGGCAGAGAGCGTGCTGTTGAGGAGGTGGTTTACCTTGTCCTCATCAGTGAGTATGTGAATGGGGGTGCTGCTAGAATTGTTTATGTTGCATGAGATAAACATGGAGTAGTCGTATGGCTTCTTAAAACCATCTGACCCCTTGGTCAAGTTCTTCTTCTCGGCAAAGACAGCCAAATCGTTCTTGGACCTCTCAACCAGAGAGAAGGCCCTGGCACCGTCAAAGTTACTTCTTCTAAGCTTCTTACCCTCAACGAACTCTCTGAACAGCTCATAATAGATGTTGAGCTGTGCAATCTTTGCAAACGAATTAAACTGATCAGGAGTGATGAATCCTTTTTGGTCTTTGTTTGCCAGATTTTTTACCGCTTCGTATACTGACTGTACGAGTATCATTAGTCATTGTTTGAAAACAAATATACGAAAAAGGCCAGCACTGGGCTGGCCTCTTATCGTAGGTGCGGGGTCGTTACGCTATGCGCTCAAGTTCGTCTTGAATACTTGCGTATGTGCTAGCCCCTTTTTCTGTGAGACAGAACCTAGAGAGAATGTCTACGGGGTCTTGTCCATGAGGCACTGATACAATAACTCCGTTGGAATCATACCACCTAACAGAATCTCTAGATGACCTAATAACCTGGTATTCAAGTGCCTGCCTAATTGTTGCTTTGCACTTGACCGTGGGGTCATCAAAAGCTTTTACGAATGACACTGGAGACTTCTTAGCAATCTTCAGGAGATCATACTTAACTTCAGAAATGGGTCTGTCAATATTTATTTTAAAGTACAGAGCCACAGCAAGTAAGTCGTTGAGCTCTGAATTTTTGATCAAAGAGATAGCGTCGAAAACCTCAAACTCTTTTTCTACTTCTTTCTCAGAGTTGACTTTGGTGTCAATCTTTTTAAAGTGACTTCCTCCATTCGCTTGGTTTGATGGGTGAATGTCCAAGAACTTTCTAAGGTTTGGCTCTTCTCTTTTTGCAGTAAGAAAACCGTTCTTAAATGTAATGGGCTCTACTCTGCTAATTTCACTCTGCTCATCTTTCCAAATTGAGTTTTCGTTAGGGCAATACCTAGCAATTCTTATAGAGTCTGATTCTTTGTCATAGACCCTAATCTCTTTTGTCATTAGCATAAAGGCAACACCTTTGTGCTTAAGAGCTTCGTAAACACACGAGGTGTTTTCTTGAATGTTTTGCTTAATAGGAACGCTCTTCTTCGCCTTGGGCTTGGGAGCTTCTGCAACTACATCTGTTGCAGCTGGTTGTGTCTCGGCCTTTTTAGGGCGGCCTGGTGCCCGTCTAGTTTGTTGTGCCATAATTAAATAGAATTAAAAAGAGTAGTAAAAGAGAGGGGACCGTTTCCCCTCTCAGTTACTTAGTATATTATGCTACACTAGTAGCGGCTTCTCCAGATAGAATTACCCAGTTGCTGCCATTCCACATAGCTGTAACTTGCTCCCCTCCACTATCCAATCCAATAAGATCAGCAGCTGCATTAAGGGGTGAAGCAAAAGTAATGTTAGCATCATTAGATGCGTGAGCGTTAATAATAACCATCATTTGACCTGGAATAGTTCCAGCAGCTACGGTGTAGGATACGTCACCTGAAGCAGGAGTTACAATATGATAGCTTGTTGTTACCGCCAAAGCGCCAGCATCTGCAGTAGAAACTGCAGCTGCATCCAAAAACAATGGGAATACGTGTTTTGTTGCCATATCTATAGTATTAAGAAGTTTAGAGTGAGGGCCCGAAAGCCCTCACTCGTCACTTCAGTTTAACGATTAGGCTCCGCGCAATACTACGTGCTGGTTGGCAGCTCTAGTAACCAACTGGCACTCAGAACGGTAGTGGAACTTGGCGATATCAGAATCGTCAGTCTTGTTACCGATCACTGCACCACCAGTCACCCAGTGCTCCAATTCACGAGAGTATCCGTTAGCCTCCTTGTATACCATCTCCAAAGCTGGAGCTGACAAGCCTGACTGAGGATCAACAACAGTTGCCATTGGAACCATAGCCCCTCTGTACTCAGCGGCAGTCATGCCTCCGAGAAGCTGTGGATCATTCATGAGCTTCCAATCGTGCTTGTGGAAAGTGTATCCACCGCGAGTAAAGCTCTTAAATCCAAGCTGAACAGCCAAGTCTGGCTGGTTGTTGAACGCTCCGAACTGACCAGCCAAACCAGCAGTGCTTTGAGTAGCAACACCGTTAGCCAACATGTCGTCGATATCCAAAGAAGTGCGACGATCCAAGTACATAGCGTACTCTGCAGGTGCGCCCTCCTTATCGAGCTCAATCAAGATGTTATCGAGAGACTCAATGCTATCAAAGATTCTTGCTGTAGCATCACCCGTAGCAGTGATACCTCTCTTAGCGACTGCTTCGAAGTAACCCTCAGAGCCAGGGATGTCACCAGGCAAGCCAGAGATGGTTGTACCACCCTGATCATTTTGATTGGCCTTGCTGGAGAAGAGCATCATCATCTCACGCTTATCCATGAAGCGAGCTCTTGTCTCCATCTCGCCCTTAATGTACCATCTGTAATCTCCGTTGCCGATGTTGATGTAACCAATGTTGGTTGCAGCAGAACCAGTAACCTGGTAGAGATCCTTGACGATCAAGTAAGAGTTGTTGAGCTTTGTGACGTTAGCCTTCTGGAAAGCAGAACGTGCGCTAGCAGCTTGACCCTCTGGGTGTGCGCTACCAATAAGAGCAAACTGTTGGTTGGTAGCAACCATAGAAGAAGTTCCGTCAGTACCATCCATTCTAGAGACGATGACAGACAGGTTCTCTCCAGTAGAGCCATCCTTATCAGTATCCAACAAGTTTACAATAAACACATTACCCGTAGCCTGATCCAAAAGAACATCACCGACATTCAAGACTTGAGCTGCTGTAGTGACAGCACCGCCGAGACCTGAGCCAATAGAAGCAACTGCAGTGCCATTGACTTTGGTCAAAACACACTCAATGCCTTTGATGCCGTCAACGTCAGAATCACTGACAGTAGTTGCACCAAACTCAAACGTGGTGTGACGTCTGCCTTCTTCGAACCATGTTACGAAGTCAGCAGTACCGCCTGAGCGCACAGCGCCTGTAAGCTTCAGGAAGCCAGTAATACCCTGGTCTCCGTAAGCCTTAATAAGTTCGTCCCGTACATCGGGCTTGTTGTACTCCAACAACGTCTCAATAGACGTGTACTTATCTGGAGTGTTTGTAATACCGCCTGCAACAGGAGTTTGGTCAGCGGCGTTACTTGGTGTAATAGCCATAATTTTTTAGAGTTTAAAAGTTGTTGTACCTCTACCGCCCATAATGTTTTTAAGTTGTGTGGCGACAGAGTTTTGATTTGTCTGTGGCATTCTCTGGGCTGTATCCATGCTAACGTTCGCAGCTCTGTTTACGAGACCTCTTTGACCGTCACCGAGGCCCTGCCTGTAAGCGCTGGACACGATAGAATCAATGTTGTCTACAACAGCTCTGTGAGAGTTAAACTTGTCAAAGTCCCAGTTGCCATCAGGCTGAATGTATTGATCGAAGAAGCTTTCGACATTCGCGTTGCTCTCCTTGAGGTTGCCCTTGTAAGAATCGTCGAGTCCGTATGTAAAGGATTTCCCATTACCGATGTTAAACTCAAGACCTTGAAGAGAATCTACCTCGGAGGACATTTGATTTATCCAGGCTTCATCTACAAAAGATTCTACCTCTTCACTCGGTTGATTCGTGATGGGAGCTGCATACTCAGATCTGAATTTCTCAATCTGCTGTTTTGCTTTGTCCGCATCAATCTTCAGTTGAATGCGAGATAGTCTGACCTCTTCGTCCGAATGGACGTCGGGGTCGAGTTTATATTTACTTTCGACAAGAAGGGTCAGATCCTCTGCGCTAAGACCTGGATACTCCGAAGCTGTCTGGACTCTCACCGCAGTCTTGTCATCCATTTCGGATGGGTTAAGCTGCTGGTAAGCAAACCAGTCAGAAGGGTCTCTACCAGTGTCTTTGACGAAATTAGAGATAGCCTCTACCCTCTCATCTAAGATAGGTGTTTCTTGTTCTGGCGCATCAGGAAGGAAATCCTTAAGCGCCTCCTGAACCTCAGCCTCATAATCGACATTGCCTTGGATTGGCTGCTGATATTCAGGCTGGGTGTACTGCTGAGTTTCTTGCTGATATTCAGGCTGAGTGTACTGCTCGGGCTGAGCTTGTTGCTCAGGCTGGGCGTACTGCTGTGGCTCAGGCTCTGGTGTAGGCTCCTGCTGTACGGCAGGCGCCTCTTGTGTTTGCGGTTGCTCTTGCTGATCGCCTTGGGAGGCGTCAGCGGCGAGAGAAGCCTGAAGCTGCTCAGGAGTGTCTACAAACTCAAGTTTTGTTGGTTCGTTTTCCATTATGTATTAAATTAAATTTCGTTCAAGCGTCAGGGGCCGAAGTAAACGATGGCTGCTCCGTTTGTGCCGTCAATCGTAAGGCTGCTCCATCTTCCGTAAACAGTAACCCCCTTAGGGATGGCTATGTTATTTATCTGAGGGAAACCAGTGTCAGCGCTCGTAAATTCAGTGGCGTCATTCAAAGATGTTACAGCGACAACCACCTTTCCTGCGGGTATTGTCACGGCGCCAGAGCTCACATTCGTAGCAGCGTAAGCTCCACCGTGCTGACCAAACGACATGAGGTTTGAGCCCCCATTGTTGTATATGCTGTTAGATGCCATGTCGTTCTATTATGCGAGGGTTACAGATGGGTTGTCCAATCCGAATACTCCGTACTCAATCAAGGTGTTCACCTTGGTTGCGATGCACTCATAGGTTTGATCAACAGCAACAGGGATAAAAGCAAACTCGCCACCACCAATCTTGGCAACAGCGGCAGTGTTTGATTCTGTTTCATTTCTGACGTAGATGTAGTTTTCTTTTCTCTCGTCAAGATTCCTCACATAAACGTATGCGTTTTCAAGCTTGTCATTAGCCTTGTAGACGACCAAGTCGTCTGTATCAGCTGCTGTACCCTTGACCTTGGCCCGCACCAAGCTGCCCGAATCGCATGTCAGCGTTGAAGCGACGGCTACGTCGAGAGGAGATGTCAATACGTCCGCAGACGAAACCCTAAGGGCTACTCTTAATGATGCCATTATGCGAAGGTTTGTACGAACGCCATGTACTCGATGCTCATGTTTGCGTCCGATGTTTTAATGTCGATGTCATCACCAGAGTCAGCAGCCCAAGGGATGAACAAGAAGTCACCTGCATAGAGTCTTCCGATCTCCTGAGCGTTTACAAAAACTGTCACGAACTCGCCAGCAGTGGTAGAGAGGTTCTTCAAGTAAACCTTGTGACCCTGATCTGCTGTAAATTCAGAAGCAGTAAGTATGGCTGTTTGAGCGGTAAGTGCAGAAGAATAAGTTCTGCGAGTCAACCCTGTAGTCTGAGACAATCCAGTAGCAGTTCCAGCCTCAGTCAAATTCGTAGAGGTAGAAAGTGACAGCACATCTCCTGTGAGATCTCCACTATTGATAGTTAATGCTGCGTTTATTGTTGCCATTTTTCAAGTATTTGCTACAAATATAACTATTATTTCTTTTTCTTCTTTTTGCCTTTGCCAGCTCTGATCTTAGCCGCCTCTCTTTTCCCGAATGCAGACTTTACTCGGGCCATGGCCCAAGCGTGTTGAGACGTCTTGGGCCTGTTTCCAGAGCTCATGTACGCAGCAAGGCCTCTTCTGTACACTTGTTTTTCAGCCGCATCAAGACCAGCCATGCCGCCCTTTTTTGTCTTGCCGCTTTTCTTCATCTTGACTACGGGCTTACCGCCCGACATCATGACCTTGGTTTTTTTCTTGTCTGAATGATACATGGTTAGATCTTATCTCTCTCTGCCATGAGCTTCTTGAGTCTAGCTGCTACGGCTGGTGGGAATCCTTTCTTCTTTCTCTTGGACTTAGTACCTCTGTACTTCTTGTATATGTTGGATATCTGCTCCATGAGCTTCTTCCTTCTTGCCACGTTAGAAGAGCCAGCGGTATACTTAGAATTAAACTTTTTAGCCATGACTAACCAGTTTAAACTTTGCCTCCTTGACTGCGCCTGGGTGCGGCTTATAATCCCCCTTCATCAAAAAGTACCTGCCACGCTCCTCCATCCAGTGATAGCCGCTGGGTGGTGGTACACTCATGGTCTTTGAGCTCACCTTGAGCCTACCTCCCTTGTTGTACTTTACTGTGTTCATTACCACTTTACTTTATTGGCCCACCAAGCAGCGCTCATCTTACCGCGAGCGATGTTCTTTCTGTGTCTGTCCTTAAAGGCCTTTCGTTGTTTTGCGTTTTGATTTGTCTTGGCTCCTTGCTCGCCAAACCTTATAAGCTTCAACTTATTACCCTCTTTAGCCAAAACAATGTGAGACTTCGTTGGGTGTTTAGGGGTTCTCTTTGCTTTGTTTACACCAGATAAGCCATGCTTCTTAAGCATGCGCTTGATTCTTGCGCTCAATGCCTCCTTACTCATATTGATTTTTTATTTGTTCTGAAATGGCGTCTCTATCTGCCGCTATTTGATCTGGGTCGGCACCCTGGAATCCAGGCACGCTAACCTCAACGGCAGATATTTCGTCAACAACGGAAAACTCAAAGTCTTTTAGCAGGACATACGTGCCAGCAGGCAAAACTTGATGTTGCTGAAAGACATTGGTGACTGGAGGAAAATGTAGGAAAGTAAAGGTCCAGCTCCAAGGGGCGTCAGAAACTATCTGTCCGAAATCCCTGCTTTCCTGCCTAATTCTCTGCAAAGCGGAAGGCCATATCGTTTGTGCCACGCCGTTTGAATCAACAATTCTTGCTGACCAACTTTTGTCATATTGATAAAATGAATTAAACAAGTCTTGCTCTATCTGGCCGCCGTCTTTAAGCGGTAAAGTAGGAATGCCGAACTCACCGTTTATATGGTAAAACGGCCCAAATAAAACATTATTGACGTCAAAAATGGGGTACACAAAATCACCATCACCATCATATAGATTATTTGCCCAAGAACTACCAATGGCTACAGTGTCCCCTGGAACAGAACCCCTAATGGCCATCTTGTATTTAAATCTGGCTCTAGGGAACTTGGGCAAAAGGTCGTCAGACTGGTTTATGTATGCGTCATAAGCATCGGTATATTTGACGTGATCATACAAATCGCCACTAAGAGGCTTGTCAGCAGTATATGGGTTGAAGTCTGGATACTCGGCTGGGTTGTGAGTCTTAAAAGAGGGGCCACTGCCGTCATAACCTTCCTGGATATACCCATACGTAAGGTCCTCAGTAACGAGTATCTTAAGCCAGCCGTCGTTACCATCAGGCCCAGTCTCATTGTACGTCAGGCTTACTTTAGCCGCAGTTGTCAGGGTTGGGTACAAAGGGAGAGAAGATCTAGATGCCGCTTCTGATGAGAAGTCACTCTTCTGAACAAAGCCCTTAGACCCCAGTGGGACACTCACAGAGGGTCTCTGAAAAGGCAGGCTAACCTTTATACCCCCTACATTGGTCTTAACTGGCCTGTGGTCGAAGTTCAAATTAGACGAGACATCGCTCGTGTCTATCGAAATGTCTAATGGGGAAGGCTTGACGCCAAACGAGCCAGTGAGTGTTGAGCTATTGGTTCTCGTTCCGTCAGAGTCAAGACTTAGTGAGATGCTCGAAGACTTCGTAGACGTATCTATTGATATGTCAGAAGACGAAGACATCACAACGCATTGTAACCAACGGTGACGTCTTCATTTACAGTAAAGGAACCAGCGACCCATGTGGTGGTGTTGATGCCAACGGTGGCTTGGATATCGTAGACGTAAGTGCCTCCCACCACGGTGGCCATGTCAGACTTGTCGATAGATACTGACACCTGACCGTTCGTCCCGCTTGTTACGTCTATCACACACTTATCGGCACTAAGAACTGGATTGGGGCCGTCGTCGGTATCTTCCTCCCTAACCTCCATCCTGAAAGTGTAATTGGATATATCTATAGGGGTTGTTCCGTCTGTAGCCTTGAAGCTAATAGACAGCACAAATGAATCACCTCTTCTGCAGGTGATGTCGAGCTCCTGAGCTATGTCTGTGTTAACTGTAGCCATTAGAGATTAAATAATTCAGTTACTGAGTTTCCTTGGTCCTGAACATCAGGCAGCTCACCTCTCTGCCCCTTTCTTTGAGACATCAGTTTGGACTGGGCAGCCGCCTGCTTCTTGACTCTATCATCTTTTCTGTCTTCCTTCAGGACTTCTATCTTTTCTCTAAACTCCTGATCATCGGTCTTGAATCCGAGGGTAGCTTGAGCCTTTATCATCTCTATCTCCTTCCTCAACTCATGAAGAGTGGTTGCTACCTGTATCTCGGCTTGAGCCTTGAGCTGTATCTTCTGAGCCTCTAGCTGAGCCTCTGCCTGAGCTTTCTGCATCTCCGCCTGAGCAGCAGCCTGTTGCTGTTGCTGAGCGGCCTGAGCTTGTGCCTGCTGTGCCTGCTGTTGTTGTTGTTGAGCCTCTGCCTTACGCTTCTTTCTGCGAACCATAAGAAGCCTCTCTGCCTGATCAATGTTCTTCAACTCTCTTATTGCAAGAGCATCCTCCAGGTCAATCTCTTTTTGAGCAAGAGATTGCTGTATCATTTGATCGAGATTGATCTTTTCTTGATCCTCCATCTCCTTCACCACCATTACGCCAAAGTTGTACATGGGCATGTCCTCGAATGAAGAAAGGACCTTCATGTTCGTGTCGCCAATCGCAGACCTGTATGCTTGAAATATAACCGACTCTGGAGGTAGAATCTGAACGCACTTAACGATGTCGCTGCAAACCCTCTTGAACAACACCATAGAGCATTCCGTGATGTTGTATATGGCGTTGTTTCCAGCCTTGATTGCGTTCTGCTGAACACCCACCAAGGTCTCTCCCTTGGGGGTACTGCCATCCATCATCTCGTTAATACCAGTAGCGTCTCTGATCAGCCTCAGGTAGTGATTGTAAATATTTACAAGCTCGTTGATATTCCTGATGCTGTTGCCAATCTCCCTGATAGGTGGGTTCTGGAATCCGCCCTCTGGGTTCTTGCTTCTGTAGTAGAACACACCAGTCTGCTCGTAGATGTCATGCAAGTCTAGGGGTTGCAATTCACCGCCCTTTCCAAGCTGTACATTCTCCAGTCCCTCGATGTCGATGATCAAGCCATCGGGCTTGGCTTTCGCAATAGCCTGCTGAATCTTCAGGTGGGTAAGTTGGAGCATATCGGCAAACCCGATGCAGCCGTCGACCAAAGACTTAGGGATCATCTCTTGCATATTTGTAGATATGCAAGAGTAAGACAGTGTTGCCTTGCTCAGATCGTGAGCGTTCTTAGGGATGTTCTTCTTTCTTCCGTAATCAAAAAGGACACCGCAACCAAGAACGTATTGACCTCCGTAGACAGTCTCGATCTCCATCTTGTGAGGAGTTCTTTCGAAAACACTGCCAGGCTTTTCCTTGTACTCGTATCCCTTGTAGTAGAAGCCCATGTTCCCGTACTGGCTCTGCTTCTCCTCAAAGTATACGCAGTCAACCGACTTGAACTCAAACTCAAGAACGTCAACCAGGTATTCGTCGTAACCGTAGTCCGTCGTATTGGTCAAGTTGTTGAAAGACTTCTTGTTGAGACTAGATCTGTTGTTGCCGTATTTGTCGGCAACACCAGTAGCAATCTTCATAAACTGCTTCTCGTCTATCTCACCAAGAGAAATTCTCTTAAGCTCAGATATCGTAATCCTTTTCACATGGCCTGCGTACACCAGATCAGACATGTTGGGGTCTTCGGTGTAGCTATGAACAAACTCAGAGGGATCCACATAAGAAGTAGTAATTCCGTAGTTGGGGTCGTTGTTTCTTTTTACGACGGCCATGCCGCAGGATACGAGGTCATTCACACACCTTCTAAAGGTTGTGTCATTGAAGTCGTTCCATTCAAGAGTCATGGTTGCAGCCATCTGAGCTGCGACCTCTGCATCAGTCTTTATGTTTGTGCCAATAAAGATATCCGCCTCCTCAAGAGAGTCTGGTATTTGGTCAGGGTCTCTGCCTATAGTGAGACCTGTATTTTCTTTTAGCTTCTGAAGCTGAGGCTTTGCAATAACTGCGGCCTCAAGCTTCTTCTTTTCTAAATCCTTTTGGCTGCTTGACAATGGGTCTATCGCCTCCACGTTGGGTGCAGGCTTTCTTGACAACACATTGTTAACGACTATACGGACAAACTTTGGCAGTATTGGAACTGGAGTAAAGTCCAAGTTCAACAGGGTGCCATCATTACCGTTGGGGTCCAACGTGGTCAACAGCTTCCTATATATGGCGGTCTCCTGTGTTCCGTTAGCGTACTTCTTATTCTTGTCGAATACGTCGGATCTTTTCTTAAATACAGAGCCGCTATCAGCGAGGGTGCCCCACTGCTTTTCAATGGCCTTGGCGTAGTTCTCGCCATAGGCCTTCGACTCTTTTTCCTTGGGAGACGCTAATGGGCTGGGGAAGTTTTTACTCCCGCTGTTTTTGTTTATATCTCCGTACATCTATAGGGGCAGATTTATGCAAATATAGCAAATACGTGAGTAAGAGTCAGTAAGGCTTAAACGACCTAAGAAACTTCTTCGATGAGAAGTCAGAGTCCTGTTTCTTTTTATTTGACTTTTGTGCTCCGAGGAGACAGAGTCCAGAACTTATCGTAAGGTCGTATTTGGTTCTGTTGTCAATCTTAAACCCTATCCAATCCTCAAGAGTTCTGTTGAAAGGCATGTTACCTATTTCCCCTGTATCGTGATTGGTCCCGACATGGTTGTGTATGTACGCTTCGATGGCATGGGCGTGGGCCTGGATAACATCTTGAGAGTTAGATGGGATGCCTTTTGTCTTTACGTTGACCTTAGCGTTTGCGCTCATGAGGTGGCGAGGTCGATCCATTAGGTATCCATCGTAACCCCTTGATTCAAAGTACCTTGCAATGCCGTACTTGTTGTTCTCGATTAAGATTGGATATCCGTAAAAGAAAGCAGCCATAAGAACATCTTCGTAGAAGATTTTAGCTAAAGGCGGACGGGAAGCGTACTCAAGCACAAAAGCATTGGAGGGGTGCTCCATGTGAAACTTATTGTACATGTGTAGCGCACCCTTTGACCCTCGTCCATCGACGGTAGCATCCAGGTCATACGAGTCTACCCCGCCAACCCCTAGCTCTGCATTGGGTGCTACTTTCTTGTTTCTGTCAAGCTTTACTTGATTGCGTATATCATCTGGAGGCATCCAGCTAACCCTAAACCTGCCGTTGGGGGTGGGAGAGAAAACAACCTCCGTATCCTTCTCCCCGTTCTTCCAGAGGAAGTTCCCCCTTACAACTGGGTTTGGGAACAGCTCATCGTTGTGCTGGATCTGCTGGTAGATCTTACCTACGTTAAATATGCTCCCATCAATGCTGTCCCTAAAGGCCTCGTCTGTACTAAATGGGAACTGCCTAGTTACCTCGTTGAGTTCCGATGGGTCCGACCTGAGGCTTTCCCTTTCATTTTTAAGGTACGTCTTAGCCCCGATAGTAATACTATCGCCATCAAGCCCAGCCACAGGGCTATCAGGATCATCAATGATGGGTCGACCGTGTTGGTCAAAAAATCCTTCAAGTGATTCATAGGAAGGTATAAATAATCTGTAGAGACCCGATCTGGTCCTACCGTTTGCATTTCTCTGAAGCGGATCTGAATCTTCCCACAGGTCCTTGTACTCCTTGCCTCCTTTATCCATGGGGTTCACTGTAGAACCCACCAGCGCCTTCCCTACAATCTTTCTACCGACAATAAGGCAAGTCCTTTGAATCCTCCAGGCATCCCTAATGTCTGTTGGCTTCTCCCACTTTCCAGCCTCGTCAAGGTAGAGTATGTGTAGCTTCTCCCCGTCATAAGCGTTGTTGGTGGTGTTCTTCCAGTTGATTACCGTATTAAGAGCCTCGCCCGTCTGCGTAGTCTTATTATTCTTCGTGATTCTCTTACTCGGCTCGCGAAAAGCCAGCTCCATGCGCGGATTGGTCGTTCCATCCTGAATAGGTTTGAAGAAGAAAGGGTAGTGCCTGAACATGGACACGACTTTCTTCATGAATATATTCTCTTGGGCGTCCTTACCAGTCTTCGACTGTATCCCCAAAAGCTTGTCTTTGACTTGTGTGGCTTCATCGAGAAGTACAGACGAGCAGATATTCGTGTATCCGCTCCGCCTGCACTTCGTATACAGCTGCCCAATGCACCTTGGGTCCGCCTCACACGCAGACAAATGTAAGAAAATATTTCTTTGGAACTCTAAATAGTCGGGACTACCCACATCCATGCGGGTCCACTGAAGCATCATGTAGTGCCTCCCCGTGATATATGTAGGGACACCTGCATTGAAAAACCAAAAGCCTTCACGCCTACGGCGAAACTCCTCTTCGATATACGGAGAAAATTTCTGTCGAAACTCTCTTGGCGTCTCGGACCACTCGTCCATAGATTTAATACGAGACAGTTCCTTAGGCATAGGAACCCTTTGCCACAACTGCATATCCACTGGCTCTCCATGTCCGAAAATTTCTTTTTCGGGAGGCTGAGCGGGAAGTATAACGACCAACCCACCGAGTTCAATACGCTCACCTTTCGTACCGTTGGGGCAAATTGAGATAGCAGGTTCTTCATACCCTTCTATTTCTACCAGGTTAGACATCAGTAAACTCTACCGTGAGCGTCCCGCTTAAAGCTGGGGACGCCTGTCTTGGGGTTCTTAAGCTCCATGTGTTTTCCGCACGGACACTTTATGTCGTGGTATGCGCCGTCTTGTCCGAACTTAATCGAGACACCACTCTTAGATTCTTCGTGATCGCAGCACTTGCAGATATAATCAGCCATTGAATTTAATTTAGTACGCCCGACAGGATTCGAACCTGTGACCGTCTGCTTAGAAGGCAGATGCTCTATCCAGCTGAGCTACGGGCGCATAGTTGGGGCGGCGGGACTTGAACCCGCGACTTCCTGTGTATAAGACAGACGCTCTAACCAACTGAACTACGCCCCAGTTTGATTACCCCATGTTTCGTAGAGGGGCCACCTGTCGAAAAACCAACTTTACTCTTCGTTCCAGGAATCCTCCCAGAAGTAGTGTAGTCCGTCGTTTCCGTTTTGTCCGATAATATTCATCCTATGGTTAAGATACACTTCGTCTTGCCACCAGGCAA